ATGAACGTTGTCGATTTGGGACTCGAGCGTACGAGATACGCCGTCATCGACGAGACCATCGAATCCCGGTGGCGCCGTGTCACCTCGATGCAGCACGACACCGTAGCCATAGTCACCCCACGCGATCAGATCACCTTCGCCGATCTCGAAGTGCGCGCCGACGCAATCGCCCGTGAACTCGACATTCGAGGCCCACACGGAAGCTGCCCCGTCGCAGTAGACCTCGAGCCCACCGCCCAGGCCGTCGTCTACCTACTCGCAACCCTGATCTCCGGCCGACCGTTGGTCATGATCGATCCGCAACTACCCGACGCCCGACGCGAACACATTCTCGCCACCTCGGGAGCCGTCGCCCTGCACACCGTTCTCGAGGAAGCTGCAGCCACCGAATTCCGGTTCGGCAATGCACTCGAGCCCCTCAGTTCCGATCCGGCGATGATCGCGTTCACCTCCGGTACCAGCGGCGCTCCCAAAGGTGTCGTGCTCAGCCACTCGATGTGTCTCAACAAGGCCGACGAACTCGCCGCTGCAATTGATCTGCGTCCGGACGATCACATCGGAAACCTCCTGCCTGTCAGCTTCGGCGCCGGCATCACCGCTCTCATCATGGGACTGATGAACGGCGTCACCGTGTACTGCTGGGACCCGCGGGTCGACGGCACATCCAACCTGGACCACTGGCTCCGCAGGAACGCAATCACCACAGCCCACTGCGCGCCCTCCTTCCTGCGTGCCTGGACCGCCGCCGAACCCACTGATCGGCGCGATAGTTCCGATAACGCTCTGCGCGTCGTCGTCACGTACGGCGAGGCCGCGCACGGCCGTGACTACCAACAACACCGCGATCACGGATTCTCGGGTGTCACCTACGTCAACTGGATGGCCACCACCGAGACCGGCGTGGTCGCGTACAACGCTTTTCCTCCGGGTTCGGCATTCCCGTCGGGCATCGTCCCGGCCGGTCGTGCTCGCGACGGGAAAGACGTCCAGATCGTCGACCTCGACGGCAACCCACTCCCCGACGGCGAGGTCGGCGAAATCCACATCATCTCCAGCGACTTGGCCGACGGCTACCACGGCGATCCTGAGCGGACATCGCAACGCTTCACCGCCCTCGCTGACGGTGTCAGCCGCTACCGGACGGGCGACCGTGGATGCATCGATACCCAGGGGGAACTACAACTCAGGGGCCGTCTCGACGACGCTGTGAAGATCCGCGGGTATCTCGTCGAACCCACCGAAGTCGACGCCTCACTCCGCGCGATCTCCGGCGTCGTGGACGTTGCCGTCATTGTGCAAACCGAGAACGACGACCCGGTTCTGTGCGCCTACGTCGTCAGCAATCCGAATCGAATTACCTTGTCCCCCGCCGAAGTTCGACGTGAACTTTCCCAACGGCTGCCGGGCTGGATGGTGCCCCGCCACATCATCATGCTGACTTCTATCCCTCGCACCGAACGCGGAAAGATCGACCGCGCCGCACTTCCCGCGCCGGCACCCGTCACCACCACGACGGCCGGACCGACGCTGGAAACCATCACCGAATTTCGCATTGCCATCATCTGGTCCAAGATCATCGGCCTCGAAAGCTTGGACCGCGACGACGATTTCTTCGCGCTCGGCGGCGATTCACTGGCTGCCGCCGAGATGCTGACTGCCGTTCGGGCAGCGGTCCTGGTCACCGTCACCGGAGCCCAATTTGCCACGGCCACAACCATTCGAGAACTGGCTGCGCTCGTCGACGCCATGCTCTGCAACAGGAAACGTGACGAAGGTCGGGCTTCCGACTTGGTTCCTCTCACCACCGAAGGTTCGCGAACCCCGCTCTTCCTGATCACCGGTGCCGGAGCGCCGGCACTGAGCTTCCTCGCAATGACGCAGGCAATGTCCGGAAACCGACCGGTGTACGCCCTGCAAGCGCATGGAATGGAATCGCGCGGCCTCCCCGATCGAACTATCTCCAAGATGGCTGATCGGTATATCCGTGAGATCAGGAAGGTCCAGCAGCACGGACCCTATGTCCTCGGCGGCTACTCGCACGGCGGTTTCGTTGCCCTGGAAATCGCCAGTCGCCTCCACGACGAAGGCGAGACCGTCGAGCACGTTGTCATTCTGGACACCCACCTGCGCGAGAACATGATTGCGCCGAACCCTGACGCTGTGCGCGAAGAAGAAGGCCCCGAGACAACGAGCCCCGAACCCGTTCTCAATGCGCGAGCACGCACGTCGCGGAAATCAGTCCTGGGAATTTGGTTCCGATACCAGTTTGCCGGAGTCATGCAGTTCGACACCTCGATGCAGTGGTACCTCTTCTATCACCGCGGACTCGCCTCGCTTCGAAACTACGTCCCGTGCCCGTACCGCGGTGCGGTAACCGTCATCCGCGGTGAGGACAACCGTCAGAGCGCCGCTGACTGGTCGGCTGTCGCCACAGGCCGTGTCACCTTCGAAGACATCCTCGGATCCCATGAGGACATCCTGCGGGCCCCGTACGCAGTTGCTGCCGGCGAGGCCGTCGAGCGCGCCCTGGCGTCACAGACCGCGGGAATCCGCACATAATCCTCCCGCAGCAGGCGTGTCCCCCTTAACCGCCTGCTGCGGCGAGTACTACCAAGCTCGAGACACAAAAAGCTCCTCACTCGCGAAGGTTCGCAAGTGAGGAGCTTTTTCTCGGGTGGAGCTAAGGGGACTCGAACCCCTCCAAATAGTGGTGTTGATGCAGGTCAAAGTGTATTTTTGCGTCTTGTGTGACGGTTGACGAAAGAAGCTGACCTGCGGTTGTAGATGGATGTGTTGACGCGGTCAACACGTTTTGTTTCGCACACCAGTTCGAATGCTGCTATGGTCGGCAGTGTTGGCAGGAGGCGGAAGGGAAGCCGTCGTTGATCGCCTGCGTCACAACTGAATAGTTCGATGCCCACCTGACTTGTTCGGCAAGCGCAGGTGGGCATCGGCATCTGAAACGCAAAACAGCCCCCACCTTTTCAGGTGGAGGCTTTGTCGCGAGCTGCCCCGGTTTCCGAACTGAAGTCAGGGCTCGGCGAGTAGCATCACCCTTGTATGCCTGCTTTGAGCGGCGAGGTGTGCACGGCCCACCGGATTACCCCCCCGGTGGTTTTGGTGGGCCACCTGAAACGCAAAACAGCCCCCAACCTCGAAAGGTTGGGGGCTTTGTCGTGCGGGGGTTAGGTGACAGTGAGGAACGTGCCGACGACGATTCCGTTCGCAGTGAAGGCGGAGTTCGCCCAAAATGTGATCTGATCGCCGTTCGCAACCGTGACGCTGGTCGGGTCAATGGTTAGTGACATGACTCCAGATACCGTGCCGTTTCCGGACTTCGAGGCGAGGACGGTAGCACCTCGCCGAACTTCCAGTGCGTATGCGCGAGTGTTGTAGTTCGCGGAGAAGATAACCTTCGCATTCAGCACCGCGCCGGACTTGCCGTCAGTGATCACGAGCGCATTCGATGTAACAACGCTGTCTGCATCGGCAGTCCACCCAGTCACTTTCGTCATGCCTATCGGGACTGTCTGCGTTCCGACCTTGGTCATGCCCTGTGGCTTGAATGCCGAGACGACAGTGCCCTCGGATGTAATGTCCAGCGTCGACTGCGATGCGACCACTGCAACTGGCTGTTGCGTTGCCGACGACGTGATGTCGAGGACTGACGTGCCCGCCAGCGGAACACCCGGCAACACTGAGACCGTCGACGTGAAGTCGAGAACCGACTGCGATGCAACGGTCACGACAGGCTTCTGCGTCGCCGCCGATGCGATATCCAGTGCCGTCGATGTTGCCACGACCCCGACAGGATTCTGCGTCGCCGACGACGTGAAGTCCAGCACCGACTGCGAGGTTACGACATCGAAGATCGGTGTCGCCACAGACGTGATGTCCAGCGTCGACGAGGTCTGTACCGCCACACGCGCCGACACTGCTGCCGACGACGTGAGATCCAGCGTCGATGACGTGAGGTAGTGAGGCAGGTTGACCGCCGTCGTTGTCGCCACGAAGTCCAGCACCGACTGCGTATCCACGAGCACGACTGGCATCGGTGCGGGTGGAAACCGGACCGTCGCAACATCGGGACCAGGGAACGTGACTACCCGACTATCCGGTCCCGGGAAAGTGACTGTCGCCGTGTCCGGTCCAGGGAAACTAACCGTCCGCACATCCGGTCTCGGAAACCGGGCTACCCCGACATCCGGGGCCGGGAACCTCACGACTACGCCGGGAGGACGTACGAGACGGTCACCTTGTGCGTCACCTTTGACTCACCGGCCGGGCTGATGGTGATGTCGGGGTTGTCGATGACCTCGATCAACGTCGACCCGGACCAGCGGCACATGTGCGTGAACGTGCCAGCGGGGACCGGGAACGTCATCTGAGACCAGCTGACAACGCCGGACCCAGCGGTGCCGGGGGTGGCGGTCTGACGGGCGTACGAACCGCCCGATGCCTCGTTCGCGGTACCGGCCGGACCAGGGTTGCCTGTGTGCAGCGAGAAAGTGGAGCCTTGAGCGGCGAACTGTGTTGCCGCAAGATTCGCTACAGCAACGGGAGAAGTGATGGGCATGATTAGTTCCTTACTGTGATTGCGTTACGTCGGGCTTTGCCGACGTACAGGGCATAGTCGTCAGTGGTGAGAGTGGTGCCGTTCGGGTAGCTGACCTTCATCTCGTACAAGGTGCCGTTGGGAATGGGGTCAGCCTGTTCAGCTTCGACACGGAAGGTGATGGTGTTGCCGGACACTTCCCCTTCCCATATGGTTCCGTTCGCCCACTTCACTACCGCTGCCGTACCAGGCTGCAAAATGGTGTCGCTACTGATCGGGTTCGGGATCCAGTCATATCCAGTACGAAGGTTGATGTCCTCGTAGTACGGAGTCCAGTCAAATCGCGCCATCACACTGCCCCCTCGTTAATCGTTCCGGTGCTCGTACCGACAGATGGCGGGTTGTAATTGGTTGTGTCGACGGACATGCGTGTGGCTGACAGCGATGACCAGAGGGTGCCGCCGATCATTCTCCAGGCTGTCGAGGTCCGGTAGCTTGCGGAGACTACGACCTTGTAGCCGGCATCTTCGGACTGGACTTCGCCAGTCGGGAAGCGCGACTCGACAACAAATTCCGGAATCAGAACTGGCTTGAAAACCGGTGGCACGGAATAGTATCCGGCGTTCGATGAACCGGGAAAACGCGTCTGCGAATAGACGCTGACCTGAGTAACCGTCCATGGGTCGCCAAGGTTCTGGCGAAGCCGGATCATCCGAAAGATTTCGACGTTCACCTCGAAATACTGGAATGCCGTATCGACAGACTGTGCCGTCACCTGTGCGTTGATGTGCCACACGCCAGGTGCTTGCAGCATGATTCCAGGAGCGTTCGCGTACCCCAACCCTGCCCATGAAGTTCCTGCGACACCGTGCTTTTCGGCGTTCTTATTCTCCGTTACATACGTGTCGAACTGGCAGGGAATCCACTTGTTGACGTTGCCGTTGATGTTCCAGTTTTTCGACATCGTGAGGTTGCAGAAGCCAGCATTGTCATCGAGTGCTTCGACCTTGCCGATGAGCGCCCGCTGGCCGTCGCTGATGTCAGCGAGAGGGCCAGGCGTGAACTCGTCCGGGTGGGACGGGTTGAGAAAGGACGGCCCCTTGCCGAGGACCGCGGCGCCGAGATTCTTGAAGAAGTTCACAATCCCGCTGACGATGTCCGTGACGACGTCGAAGATGACGCCACCCACCGCGATCAGGCCGTCGGCAATTCCTTTGGCTACATCAGCCAAGAATTTGCCGACCTTCGTAAACAAATCCAGCAACTCGACCCCAAGCTGCTCCGAAACCGGCTGACCTTTCGGCTTACCCGCAGGCAACTTTTCCATCAGGCCACCTCATCCCGTTCCTGGCTGATATGCAGATTCAGATCGTCCGGCGGCTCCGGGGTTTCAATCCCGTTCAGCGACAACGTCAACCGCAACTGATAGATGTAATCGTGAGCCGCAATCAACGCCCGCTGATACCAGCCGTTCTTCTTGATCAAACCCTCATTCGCAGTCTCGACTGTGTCGAGTCGTTCCTCCAACGAGTCGATGCGCTTCTTCTGCGACTTCGACCGCGCCGCCATCAAAGCCGCAATAGACGCCGCGATCACCGAACAGAACGCCGAAATGTCGGGAAGCATGTCAGTGTTCACACACCCTCCTCGGGCATCTAGTTGCGGGGAGTCGCAGACAGCGCCGGCAGATACCGCTTCAACAGTGCGTCAACCGCAGGGTTAGCCAGCGCTTTCGTGATCGCACCCGCAACGCCCGCACCCGCAATCAGCGCCGTCGACTGCGTGGCCGTCGAAGCATCAGCCAAAGCCGCCGCCACATACGGCAGGATCGCAATCAGAAACGCCACCACCGTCCGAGCCACAGCCCGCCACGGATACGCCGACTGCGTCGACACCTCAACCCTCGAATGCTCACCCATCACTTGCCCTCCAGCTTCGCCAGTCGCGACTGGATGTCGGCGAGCGCGTCGACTACTGTCTTGCCGCCGAGCTGAGGCCAGCCCTTGAACTGACCAGCGTCACGCTGCCCTGCCCCGCACAGCTGCTCGCGAATGTCCTTCACATCGGAAACGACTGCGTCCATGTACGTCTTGAATGCTGCAAAATCCATGTCACCCTCCTCGGGTTTGTTGTTGAGGCGCGCCTGAATGTCTGCGCGGAACTTGTCCATGTCCAGCCCGCCGGGATCCCATTTCCCTTGTGCCGCACCAGCCCACTCCCAGTGGGCAATCACATGCGAGGCAGGCTGCCCGATCTTGCGGCAGATCGCAGCACAGATCCGCACGTACGCGTCATACTGTGCGGGCGTCCATCCTTCGGTGCCATTGTTTTCAGCCTCGACGCCGATGGTCACGGCGTTCGCATTGTTCTCGGAGATGCCCGGCCACGAGCCTCGGCCAGCGTGATTGGCGATACCAGCGCCGACGACAGTGGCAACACCAGTGCGGGAAAGGTGAATCTGCGAGCACAAACCAAGCGTCGGATGGTTCGCGATGTTTCCCGGATTATTGCCAGGCGGATTTCCGCCGGTATGGTGCGCCACGACGCCCCAGATGGTCCCGAAGTCGCCGTGCCCGCGGTCTTTCCACGCCGGGTACTCGACAACTGCCACACCTTCCTTCCGCAGTTCGTCTGCGAGCCAGAGTGGATCTGCCATGTTGTTCTCCTAAGAAACGCTGTTTGCGATTGCGCGGAAGATGCCCGCGTACTTCTGGATTCGGGCGTAGACCTGCTCCCACGCGTCGCCCACAGGCATCGCGTCACCGAGAGAGACCTCGTGCAGCATCCGGCCATCGAGGTTGTCGACGATCTTCACCGCCGATACGTACTGCTCGATCACGACGCCGTTATCCCAGAACGTCATGATGTCGCCGACCTGGAAGCGACGAGGGAAGGCGACTTCGACACCGTCAATGATTTCGGTGTCCGCACCGAACGTGAGCCCGCGACCATCAGCGCCACCCGGGATCACCTTGAACTTGATGAACTCACTGCCACCGTGCTGCTTCAACGCAGCTGCGCCGTTCGCCCACGAGTCGAGTGAGAACGCCGCGGTATTGTCACCGAACGCCTCACCGAACCCATGCTCACCGAGCTCGGCTTCCAGCTCGGGATCCCAAAACTGTTGAAACGCGAAGAACACGTCGTCGAACAGATCGCCGATGATGCTGCCCAAACCCAAGCCGGGGAGGATCGCATTCAAGATCAACTGGAGTGCAAAGTTGGCACCCCACTCCACCACTTGGTTCATGATCTCGGGTGCCTTACCGCCGATGACAACCCGTGAAGCGGTGGCGTGCTCTTCGCCGCCCTCGACCCACACGATCTGGTTGCCGTCCGTGCGCCACTGCATGTGCCGGCGGTCCCGCAACGCGTGCGTGTTGAACACGTAGCCGGCGCGCTGCATCTTCCCCCACTCGGAGGGAGTCGTCAGACCCAGCACATTGCCGGGGTTTGTGAAGTTCAAGAAGTTGTCAGAGGTGAAATCCAGGACCGACTGCAACATCGACAACGTGTGAGTGTTGAACACTTGCGGTGAGGGCTTCCCATCAGCCGGTGTCCAAAAGTCCATCGACAACCTGATATCGAGGTTGTCGATGGACTGTTTGAACAGTTCATCCAACTGAGGGAATCGGGCGGCCAAGACAATCTTTTCGTCCGGCGAGTTGTGGACGATATCCAGCAGGTCATCGAGGGTGTCGATGTCGTCGAGGTCTGGTAGTTCTGGTGATGTTTTGCGGATCGGCAGGCCCGCATACACCGGCTTCCGAAGGCGGGTAAACACTTTCGCCACATACTTTTTGAAGACCTGATCGGGCGGTCCCCAGTCGACATCCTGTTTGCCTGTGATGTTCAACTGAAACTCGGGAGCGGTTGTGTTGTTCACCCATGCGAGCGCGCACACCAGCCAGAACAAGTTGGAGACGCACGTCAACTGGATCGCATACCGGCCAGGTGGGCCAGCAACCTTCGCCGCGAAGACCCGTCCCGTCCAAGGCAACCCATTTACCTCGGTGCGGATGTGAATCACACGACGCTTGCAGTGCCGAAGGTACGAGGCGGCCGGATGATCCGACATCAGGTTGATCGTCGCGAACGTCGGCACCTTCATCTGGTACTCGAACGTCGTCCCCGCCATGTACGAGCCGAGTGGGCGCCACGACAACCCATCCGGGGATCCGAACTCGATGTCGAATCCCAACTCGTCGGTGGTGTTGGGTCGTGCGTATCCGGGCATGAACACCGTCATCAGATGCCTTCCCAGAACAGTTGCGGCACAGTCACCTCCACCGACGTCGCGCTGGTGGTGCCGGTGCCTTGAATGGTGATCGGAACGGACTGAATTCCGGCCGGAATTTTCTTGTACCAACGGCGCCCAACCCACGACCTGTCAGCACCAGATGCATCGGTGATCTCGAACCAGTCAGGGTCCGTCTCAATGGTCCATTTGTCGCCGGCCGCGATGGTCGGCAAGGGAACGAGTTCACCTTGCCAACCGATCTTCGGCAAGGTGATGGGACCGGTGATGACGATGTGCGGCCACACCGGTTCATCAGATTCAGTGTCGATGGATGCGGTTGCGAACTGCGCGGCGGTGAACTTCTTCACGACCGGCCGTTTCCGCCACCACGTTTCGTCCGACCTCAACGCAACCGGATCTTCGAGCAGTAGCCCGATGTCTTTAAGCATCGTCAGGTTCAGCTTTTCGAGCTTCCCTGACAGGCGGACAGCTTGAAACTTGTCGCCGCCAGATTCCGTGATCGCATGGAATGTGCCGATCTGTTTGCCACGCCCCAATGAATGCCGCCACATCTTGGCCAATGCAATCGCATCCGAGCCCACAGGCACCGGACCAACTTTCGCGACCAGGCCAACAATGTTCGGTTGATCGTTTCGGGCAACCCAGTGCACGCCGGCTTGACCAACGTTCTGTTGGTCGTCGTGCGTGAACTCGGCGCCCTCCAACCCAGTTGGATCCGTTCGCAACGAGATGGGACAGCCTGGATCGTTGAAATCCCAGACCGTCCCATCCCAGCATTCGAGGACATAGCGTCGTGTCATAGCCTGCCCTTCAGGATTGCGATGTTCGCCATGCCCGTCGACTGATCAACATGTACTTCCGCGGTGATCGGCACCTTCTCCTTGACTGCTTCGAGGATCTTCTCCAATGTGGGCCCGAGTGCTCCGAGTTGCTTCTCGAGACCCGCGTTGGAGTTGTTGTTCGTGTCGAATTGGCCGGTGAAGTTTCCGTCCGCGTCCCAGCCAGACCCGATTGCGAATGCGCCGCCAACTCCGAACGCCAATGCGTTGTATGCCGCAGCCCGCCTGCCGTTCGCCGACGTGGGTACTTTCACGCCGTCCTGCTCGCCGACATACCCGCCGAATCCCGTCAGTCCGCCGTCAGCCATCGGGACCAGATCGAAGCCGAAGCGGCGTGCGGTCTCGCGGGTGACTGCCACCGAGCGGTTCCGGTTCTGCGCCCCGAGCGGGATGTAAGCCTCCCCGCCGGTGCCCTTCTCCGCGAACCTGATCAGGTCGGCACCGTCCGAGTACAAGCCGGCCTCCGAGGGGAGGTTCATGCCGCCGTTCTCGAACACCTGGAAGCCACCCGACCACAGCAGGTTCGGATCCTTCGCTGCAGCACCCGATGTACCGCCAGCCGGAGCAGACGGTGGTGCACTCTCCGACGTGCCTGCGCTGTACGAGGCTGAGCCTGACCCGGGCCAGTTCGTGACGTACACGCGCTGCCCATCCGTCGCCAACGCCGCACCCGAATCGGTTGTACCCACAGTCATCTGACCGCGAGCATTCGACGCAGCAATCAACTCATCAGCCTCGCCCGCCTTCACCGCATAGTTGGAGCCGTCCGCCGTGCCCGACTGCTGCACCTTCTGCGCCGCAGCTGCTTCCGACATCGCGTTGTAATCGAAGTCGTCGAGCTTGTCGTAAAACATGCCCGCCGCTTTCGTCGGATCCTTGCGGTCCTCCAACGTGCCCCAACCCTGCGAGCGTTGCTGCATGATGCCGGCGTTGTCGCCGTCCATGCCGTGATCGAGGTTCTGCATATCCGTCTCAGCGAGGGCGGTCATCACCGCGGCCTTGATGCCCTTATCCGAGATGCCACGCTTCTTACCTTCAGCGATGACCTGGTCGGTGATCTTCTCGCGTTCAGTCCGATTGTCAGGACCAGCCGGGGCAGCACCAGTTCCTGCAGGTGCTCCGAGTGCTTGCTTCGCTGCTGCGTGCACGTGGTTGGTGTGATCGCCCGCGCCCGCATAGAACGAGTCCGGGACAAACTCGCCGTCCTTGATGCACCTACCGAAACGGGGGTCAATGTAGATCAGTTCCGCCAACTGCTTCTGATAGTTGTCGGCCATGTAGTTCGCGAACGCCAACTGATCATCCGTGTTGCCGCTACCGTTGGAGAAGTCCGCTGCCTGACCACTGTTGTGATACGACGTGGATCCGTCCGAACGGTACGAGGAGAACGCCTTACCGTTCTGCAACAGTGCCGGAAACTTGGATGCGACAATACCTTCCATGCTCTCGACGACACTGCCGTCAGCCATCGCCGGGATGTCATCGAAGTTGATGAGTCCGAACCCGAAACGCTTCGCAGTCTCAGCGAGGATTTGTTCGGAACGCTTCCGCTTCGACATCGCGCCGGGAATGTACGCTTCCCAGTCCGTTTCGCCTTCCGCATACCGGACAGGGCCCAACGGTGAGCGGGTCGTGATGCCCTGCCCAGACCCCTGCTGAATATGCGCGGTATCAATCATCCCGTCCGCACGAGTACGGATCGAACCGTCAGCCTGGAAAGCGCCCCCATTGATGTAGTCCTGCATTCGCTGCGTGGACCCAACAGGCGCATCTGAGGTAATGCCGTTGATGCGTTCCAGTTTCATCTTCACGGCGATTTCTCGGCGGCCGTTCCGTATTAGCCACTCCTCCAAAGCAATGGTCGCTTCTTTGGTTTCGGCGTACACCTCGACTTCACCGTTCGGAAGTGTCCTGGTTTTGACACCAAGCAAATCCAGGCTGTCGGTGGCGTCCTTGGTGAGGGCTTCGGTGAGGATGACCTTCCCGTCCGGGACGTCCTTCACCTTCCCCTTCAAAACATCCAGCTCATACTTCGCTTCCGGCATTCCTGGCGTCAGGATCGTGGTGTCCACGAAATCAGGGGTAAGACCCAGCACATTCAGATAGTCGATGGCCGCCTGGCCTTTGATCCCCACAGCACCAATCTGCTCAAGGATCGCAACACGATTCTCTTCGTACTGACCAGTCAAAGCTTCGACGGTATTGCCAGCCTCCAGACCTGTACGGATCTGTGTACGAAACCCGTCCGCCATGCCTTTGATGCCGTCTTCCATCTTCACTTGGCCGACATTGTTGCGGTCGATCGCACCAGTCCAGTTGTCCACCTTCAATGCGGCACCGTCAGCGTCCACACCGATCTGAGCGATCGCCTTGTTGACCTTCGACGACTGATCGTTGAACGCCGCACTGAGCTTCATGCTGCCAGCGAAATCATTGAACCTGTCCTGAGCTTGACCCAATGATGGAATCAGCGTGTCGTGCACACCGTCCGCGGCCGTACGCAAACCGGCCGAAATCTTTGCACCACCCGTCTCTGCCTGATTAGCCAACTCATCAAGCTTGCTGCCCACGTCTCCCATGTCAGGGATCAAGTCGCCGATGAACGGAATGTTCGACAACATTCCCAAGCCGTCGAGCATGTCGCCGACAGACCGCAGGAATGACACCGACATATCGGTACCCGCATCAGCGAAATCAGCAAGCCCACGCAAGCCGCCTTCGACGAATCCGAGGACAGATTTCGCGGCCTCGAAACCGCCGTTGCCAACATCGATGAAGAACTGAATGACACCAGCCCTGTTGTCAGAGATGCCGTCCGCAAACTTTTTGATGTACGGGCCGAAGGCTTGCGCCATCGCTTCCTTCATGCCGGTAGAAGCTGCCGAGATGGAGTTCATCGCGCCCTGCACCGACGTGCCGGCGTTATCGCCCATCACGTTGATGGCCCGCCACGCAGCACCCTCGTAGTCATTCATCGACTGCACGGCCGTCGAAAGGTCAAGCTCGAACATTGCGTTGCCGAGATCTTCGGCCTTTGTACCGAAAAGGCCGACAGCGACAGTGTTTCGGATTAGTGGGTCTTCGATCTTGCGAATCTCAGTGAGAAGGTCCCTCATGCCTTCGGAGCCTTCTTCACCGCCCTTCGCGATCTTCGCCGACATCTCCTCAGCGTTGAACCCGAGCGCCTGATACGCCTCGGCAGCACCCTTCGACCCGTCAATCGACTTGATCGCGAATTCCTTGATCGCATCAGCCGCGGTGTCCGTGTCTCGGGCGCCGCCTTTCACTGCCTGGTTCATCAGACCGAACGCTTCCGCGCCAGACAACCCGACCTTATTGAACTGGATCGAGTACTCGCTGACCGTGTCGAGCAAATCCCCTGATGCGTTCAACCCGATCTGCTTACCCTTTACCAACAGATCGAGAGCATCTTGAAAGTCGCCCGCGAAACCGGACTTCACAGCATTGCCAGCTGCGTGCGCGACGGCGGGAATGTCTTCACCGAGGATGGTTGAGACACCGTCCAGCGAGTTGATGACCTTCTCGATATCGCGTTGCGTCGCACCGGGATCCAACAAACCGTTTTCGAGCGCCGACTGTGCTGTACCTAGGTTTCCATTGATGGACTCGCCGAACGCATCCGCGAAGGATTCACCCGAAGCCAACCCGAATTTGCGGGCCTGCCCTTCCGTGACACCCGTCTGCGCCTGAAACAGGTCCCGGTCCATCTCGGACTGCAAACCGTCCTGGATCGCCGCAGCCAGGGCAGCACCAGCAGCCAAGCCGATGACCGCAACACCCAACAATGATCCAGCGATAGGGCCAGTCTTGCCCGCCAAATCGCCAAGCTTGTCAGAGAATCCAGCAAGGAAGCTTCCGGCAGTGTTGTGTCCAGCACTTGACGAAATAGCGCCACCAATACTCGCCATGCCTGAGACAGCACCTGCGGTAGCTTGGCCGATAAGTGACACACTGTTGGCGGCCTGCGTCGCCTCGGTACCGATACTGCCGACACCAGCAGCGGCCTGGTTGGCGTTCTGCAACACACGATCCAACTCTTGCTGCGCGGCCTGCAACTGCGAGGAAAGCTGGTTCTGCAATGTGATGTCGTCGACCGCTGACGCAGCCTGCTGCGCGTTAGTGCGGAGTGTCTCAATTTCGTTGGTCGCCTGAATCGCGTCCCGGATCATCGCCTGATTGAGCGCGATCTGCTCAGTCGTTTGGCCGGCTTGCTGCGCGTTGGTGCGTAGTTCTGCGAGACGTGTGGCGGCGTTCTGTGCAGCTTGGTCGAGGCCACGGTTCAACTCCACCTGCGCAAGTTGACGGGCCGCCTGCTGTGCGTTGGTAGCGAGGTTGTTGATACCGGTTGATGCGCCCTGCATTGCGGAGTTGATGCGGGTCGCGGTCTGCGATGCCGTCTGCACCGCTGCCTGGTTGGACTGGATGAACCGGGAGTCGTCGACTGTCAGCCGGTATACGAGTTCGCCAACGTCAAGAGCCAAGGTTCAGTCCTCCAAGGGTTACTTCGGTTTGATTTTGGCGAGAAATTCGGTGGCCTGTTCGAGGTCCACAAGTTTGCCGAGTTGCGCTAGCGCCCAATGTGTTTCGGCGATGTCGGGCGAGAATCCGTAGTGCAGGATCGCGGTACGGCCGGCGTGGAAGATCATGGGCCAAGGCAGATCGTCTGCGACCATCTCGTCGTAGACGCCACTAGCCCAATCGCCAGTCGGTTGACCGGTTTCGGGGTCGACGGTTTCGACGGCGCCAAGGACTTTCAGGGCCTCGTATACTTGCTCGACAGGAGGAACACCTTCTGCCACTACCTGCTTGCGCAATCGTGCAGCCTCAGTCGCGCCCGGCGCGGCGACCGTATACAGCTTCCCGCGGATCGGCAGTTTCAGATCCGGGTCGAAGAATGTGTCCAAATCCTTGTAGGCCATCAGACTGCTTTCGGGTGTAGGGCATCCCAGAGTTGGGTGCCGGGAGTGGTCGCGTAGTGCTGGATGCGTAGTTTCAGCCACCGCCACGAACGGGTTTGGAGTAGACCGGATTCGATGTCATGCCTGTTGGTGTCGAGGTCGAGTTCGATCGCTTGCCAATGCGCAAGGATGTCCGCCCACGTCCTCGATACCGACTCGTCAACGAGAGCGGGCATCCCGGGCGCCGGGTCATACCATTCACGGACGCCGGTTATCGGGTCGTACGGGCCGCCGCCAGTATCGCCCGGTCCATACGTTCCCGGGGCTGAAAGATCCTGCGGGGAGTCGCCCCCAACCTCAACTGCTTCGGGGGTGGGGGCAACGGATTTCCCGACAGGACTGCACCAGCCGAATTCCAGGCCCGCTGACCGGCCTCAGGACTGATCCCGAAGTGGAACATTGCGACACGGCCAGCGAGTGCGATCTTCGGCCACGAGATACCAGCGTCAACCATCTGCTGATACGAGTCACCGAGGATGAACATGATTTCGGCGCGTTCCTGATCGTCGTCGAGTTTGGCGCCGGAGTTCAGCAGAAGTGTGATGTGCAGGCCTTGTTCGGCACTGCATGAAACCCGGAACTCGATGCCACCGATAGGCAGGACGAGTTCCGGGTTCATGAGTTCTGCGAGGTCACGCATGTGCAACCTTTCAGAGGTGGTGCGGACTAGCTGACGGTGATGACGCCGGCCGGGGTGAGGCCGGATCCGGTGCCGGACAGTGCGCCCGGAACGGTGACGGTCAGACCGCCCGCGACAGTGCCAACGACGGTGGCGTTTCCGGAGCCGACAGTGGACAGCAGCTCCAGCGCGGTCTTGATCGCGGCGGCGGTCGCACCGAATGCGATACCCGCCGTGGTCTGACCGGCGACAGTCAGCGTGAACGTGCCCGCAGTGAACGGACCACCGGTGAAGGTGACAGTCTTCGCGACAGTCGGCTTCGCGATCTCCTGCGGCTTACCACCGAACCCTAGCGTGAAGCTGAACTCCTGCAGGGCGTTCGGATCCGATGCCGCACTGTCCGTCCACTTCACCGGGTGCGTGCCCTGGTATGCGTCGGGCAGTTCGTCGCGGCGGTAGATGCGGGCCGTCACCTTGTTGTCGAGACCGGTACGACGACCGAGCTGACGCAAGTGGTTCTGGCCCGGATCATCAACGAATGTGGGGTCGGTTTCGCCCTTGCGCTTGCCGCCGCCCTCGACTCGGTACGAGAGGCCGGTTGCGATTTCCGATGCGTAGCCTTCGCTGTCGATGTCGGAGTCGTCCTGGAGGGCGCCTTCGAAGATCGGCGATACGGAGGTGAGGCCGCGGACTCGGGTCCAAACGGCGCCGATCTGCACTTCGAGGATCCAGTCGCGTGCGAGTGTGGATGACAGTGTGGTCATGTGGTTTCTCCTGGGTTTGTGGTGATGCGGTATGAATCAGGCCGGGTGTAGCGGAGGTTGCTGTCGGGGGCGGTGGGTGCGCGGAGGATGCGCCGGCAGAGCAGCACGTTGACGCCACCCCAAGCGACGTTCGATTGGTCGTGGAGGTGCCGAAACACTGCGTCGGCTAGTAGTTCGACAGCTCTTGGGTCGCGGCCTGCGGTGCGGTATCGGATCTGCACGTAGTAGTCCGGGGTCGCATCATCGCGTGACCGGTCTTCGTTGTAGACGTTCAGCAGGATCGCCGTATCGGGCTTGTCGGGGAGGCTGCCGAAGTAGATGGCGGGTAAGCCGTCACCGCTGTAGATGGCGGCGTACCGTGCAAGCCCACTGTCGTCGAGGTGACCGGCCAAGGCTTCCAATAGTTCGACGGTGTCCGGCGCCCGAACCTGCGTCATTGGGCTGCCTTCCGTAACGCCTCAGCGATGATGGCTTCGACGGTGGATTTGGTTGCGACGACCGCGTTTTCGAGGTACTTCGCTTCACCGTCCTGGTGATTCCAGCCGACACCCTCATGCTGCGGAACGGCATACTCAGCGTCGAAATGAACGATGCCCTCGTTGCCTTCTACCAGCGTCCCGGAGTCGTTGCGGAGGAATCCGGTTTCCTTCGGCGCCCGATTCACCGCGGCCTGATGGATGACATCGAGCGCATCCTGTAAGCCGTTGGTGATCGCCGAACGAACCTCAGGGATAGGGAAATTCAGAGCAGTACTCACAAGTCACCGTCTGGAACGAACAGCACGACGATCCCAGCTTTCCAGGCTTCCTCGTTGAACGTGACAGGCTCTTCGCCACCAGTCGCGTACCAGTCGACGTCCTTCTGTGCGGCCAGTTGGCCACCAATAAGCACAACGCTAAGGGGAGGCAGTGAGTCCAACTCGGCGTCGGTTTTCACGCTGCGGAATCTGTCGGTCATCGCACGCTCCTAGGTGAGGTCGACGCTGTAGAAGTTGGGGGTCAGTCCCGAGCCGTCGTGATGCAGTTGATCCGCCAGGACTTGCGCTGTGCGTCCACCAAACTCGGGCGGCAAACGCACCAACGAATCGACAGGAATCAACGCAGTCCCAGCAGGCAGACTGACGCGGGCTTCGGAGATGACCTCAGTACCGTCAGCAGCCCGCACCAGCTTCCGCTTCGCTGTCACCTTGCCGAGCAGCGGCTTCTCGGGCGTACCCGAATCGGGTTCCTCGAACGTCGGCCCGAATGGTCCTTCGCCGGCGTGGCGTTCAACCGTGATCGGGAACCGGAACCAGATCGCAGCAAGTTGTTCGGCTGCGGTCACCATGAGATGACCGACGCCGACGCCAAACCCGCATCACGCAGGATCGACATAGCCAGCTCGCACAGTCCGACAAGTGACGCGGCCTTCGCAGCATCCACCGTCGCAGCCGTAGTCGATATCGATGCGCCATCAATGCTCGATGCCGTGATCTGCACATCCAAACCGCCGGCACCCGCCGCAGGATTCACACCAAGCTCCGACCACCGCTCAGCCTGCGCACACGACGCCTCCTGCATCGCGATGCGCTTGTCATCATCGACCGGGAGGCCGTTGGGTTGGGTGTCGTAGATGTCGCAACGGCAAGCATCCGCCACACGAGATGATGCGTACCGAAGCAGCGGCTTCGCACTGTCATCCTGGGGTTTCCCAGTCCACGTGGTGAATTGGTCGACGGTCGCATAGACGAGCACTACAGCTCCTTGGGTTGGTGGTTGGTGCGCAGAGCGCGCTGCTACAAGGGGGAAAGGAACCCGGTGTGAACCCCTCAAGCGGTCTTAACGTGGGTCAATGAGGCTTTACCGGGCACGTAGGGACGCACCAACCACCAAGCATTTGGGTCCCACCAGCCCCGCGCCTCGGAGTAGGGAGGCGCGGGGGGTGGGCATAGGTGTTACGCGAAGAGGCCACGCAGCACGCCATGAGCGCGCTCGTTGCCGTAAGCGAGACCGATCTCGCCGTAGATCTGCGTCTTCTCTGAAGCGCCCGTCTTAGCGAGCTCCTCCTCGAACAGCACACCCTTGCCGGGGATGCTCAGGAACACCGGGGAGATCTGCTCAAGCGACAGGACCGAGAGAGCATCGGCCGGCAGTGCCTTGTCGATGGCGATGTTCAGGGTGCCGAAGTCGGTGATGACAGTGTCGACGTTCAGGCCACCGACGTTGCGGGTACCGACGAGCTGCTGCGCACCAACGTTCGCGGCGGAGTAGGCGCGTGTCACTGCACGCTTCTGTCCGGGCGGAACGAAGATGGTGGCGGTGCCCTGCTCCGAGATGCCACCGTTCTCGTACACCGACTGTAGAAGGTTGCCGATCAGATCGGGGGTGAGCAGTGCAGTCGCCTTGACCGGAACGAAAGCGACTGTTGCAGTGCCGATTGCGATGGCAGCACCACCCTTGATGGCGGACACCTTGAACGATGCCGTGGTCGAAACACTGGTAACCCAGTAGGCGCGGTGCGGCGAGATCGTGGTTGATGCGCCAACATCGGTGAACACAACCTTGTCACCAACAGCGAGCGCGTGAGTGATCGTCACCGAGTCTGTCGCAGCCGAAGCGCCGGTGATCTCGACCGCGTCACCGACGTACTGCTTCGTGGAGGTGATCGCCTGGAACAGGCCGCGAGTCTGGCGGGCCGTGGTGTTGTCGGCGGGCTTGTTGTACTTCGCATGCCAGAACGCGTAGTTCACGTCGCGGGCGATCTGCTTCAGCGACTGCGTGACCTGCCAAGCATGCTCGTTGGTGATCGGGTTGGTGCCGGCGAGAGCGGACGGGGACTGGTCGACCGCTGCCTGCTTCGTGTACGACGTGGAGACGGACTCGTGGAAAATCTGGACGACGTTGTCCTTGTTCGCACGGACACGAGCCTCAGGGTTGGGGGCGTCGCCACCTTCGAGACGCGACTGAATGCGCGGATCCCGGAGGTCGAATTCCTGCCACTCGAATGACACTTCGGTGGCCTGCTTACCGCCACCCGCGAGACCACCGGCCGCCGACAGTAGCGGGGTGTCTTCGGGGGTGATCGCGGTCAGCTCACCATGGTAGTTGGGGAGGTTGAAAGTGGTTCCGAGGCCGGTGATTCCGGACATGGTTTCTCCTGTGTGGTTTGGGGGTTATCGGGCTGCGATTTGCTGCCTGAGCGCAACAACCTTCTGGAAGTCGCGGGCCTTCTGAGCGTCAGCCAACTGCTGCTCCAATGGGGCCTTCGCTTTCGAGCCGGTGACCTCAGTCCCCGACTTGCCGGCGGTGGCGGGCTTCGCGAGACGCTTCGCGAGGGCTTCGACCTCATCGGCTGGCACGGACGACAGGAACGCGAGATCCGATTTGTCGGTGATGCCATGCTTGGAGGCAGCGTCACTGACGGCGGCTCGGGCTTCCGCCTTCTCGGCGCGCTCGTTGGCGTCCTTCAAAGCGGCGTCACGTTTTTCGTCGTCCGACATTTTGTCGGCTTTGATCTTTTCGAGTTCAGCAGCAGCTGCTCGGTTGGCTTTCGCTTCCCGTTCGTGCTTGCGGGATTCCGCCTTCCAGTCAGGTTCCTTCGTCTCCTCAACCTTCTCGGCTTCGGTTTCGACGGTTTCGAGGACTGTTTCTTCGACGGTTTCGGTTACGACTTCGTCAGCCATGCTGAACTCTCCTTGTGCCATGCGGCGTTGGCCCCTGGATGCCATGCGGCGAGGGGCTGATGGGTGTTGCGATCCGGCCATGCGGCCAGGAAGTTTTGGGGGTTACGTCAGAGCTGCGACGACAGCGGAGAACAGTGCGTCCTTCGCCTTCTGTTCTTCCGGCAACTCCTCGTAGGGAACGAGGCAAGGGTGCGTCTTGGCGTCAGCGTCCTTCACTGTGCCGAACACCCAGCCGTCCGAACGCTTGAACTCGCACCATGATTCGTGCAGTTCCTCATGGGTCGCACCATCGATCGCCTTCTGCACTCCCTCGATTGCGCTCTCTCGTTGCCAATCCGGAGCGTCATCCCACGAGGGAGACGGGTTCGGATCCGACGTGAGGATCTGCACGATTCGGTTGGCCTCGTGGCATACCTGGGCGATCTGATCTGCTGCGAACATGTCAGCTTCTTTCGTTGGGGGTCAGCGTGCGATGTTGGGTGATTCGCGGTGTGTGCGGCGCTTCAACCCGTGCGCCTTGGTGTGTGCGACAATCGCGGCCTGCTGCGCCTTCACCTTCGCCGCGAGGGCTTTCTTCGCGGCAGGTTTCGACGCCAGGGCTTGCGCACGCTTCAGCATGCGTAGGTCACGTTCAAGCTCACGTTGATCTTGTGTGGCCTTGTATCCGGCCGGATCGGGTTCCGTCTTGAACGTGCGGGACGCGCCGGCAACGTAGGCGGAGACGGCGTGGCCACAGTTGTGTACAATAATGGAATCGGCTACATACCAACCACTTCCAGATTCGAGGTTGTACACATGCCCCGCAAAATCCCGACGTTCGACATGGATGACGCGATCCTCCGATACCAGTCCGGCGAGAGTTCCAAGGAGATCGCGACCTCCATCGGAATAAGCCGAGACACCCTCGACCGCAGACTGCGAGCCGCTGGAATCCCGAAGCAACGGGACGGACTGTGGATCGAAGAAGCTATCAAGCTCTCCCGAGAAGGCTTGACCCAAACCGAGATCGGCGAGCGGCTCGGGCGCGGTCAGGCCGTCGTCAGCGCCGCTCTGCTTCGCCGGGGAATCCGTCGAGACAAGAGCGAAGCAGGGAAGGCTCAGTGGGCGAAGATGGGACACATCGAGCGGCACTTCCAAACCGAAGCTGCTCACACTGCCGTCAGGGGCAAGGTCCGTACTATCGAGGACCTTGAACGGCGCGCTCTCGGTAAGCAACTCGCGCAGTCGCACGCCACCGAACAAGAGCGGCACCTTGCTACCGCCCTCAACGATCTCGGCATCGACACTGTGCTGCAACAAGCGGTCAGCAAATACAACCTGGACATCGGAGCCGCCCCCGTCGCCGTGGAACTGTTCGGCGGAGGCTGGCACGCTTACGGTCCTGCTGCCGCTCGTATGCCTCAGCGCATCGAAGACATCGCCAATGCGGGCTGGAACATGCTGATCGTGTGGGACCTCAACTGGAAGTCCTTCGACCAGGCTGCCGTGGCGCATGACATTGCTGCCTACCTTGAGCAGTCCCGCCGCGACCCAACCTTCCGGCGTCAATATCGGGTGATTTGGGGTGACGGAGAGTTCTACTCCGCTGGCAGTGTGGATGACGATCATCTCGCCCTCATACCGCCGACTGTCGCCAGCGCGTATCCCGCTGGGGACTGACACGAGGACGCCCGCTGGGAAGCAGTTGGGGTGTTGGAAGCCAGCGGAACGAGCCTGCTGCAACGTCGCTTTGATCTTCACCTTCACCGCTTTACCGCCAGTCGCATTCGGGCGAATGACAGTGCCGGTCTCACCATCCAACGAGAGCACCTGGCCTTCGAACGGTTGGCACTGCGGAGCCGGCCGCGAATGTGAGGACACGACGATCAGGTTTTGGCCCCGATCCAACATGCGCTCGGTGTGGGTATCGATGAGTTCTTGGTTGACGATGGTGCGGGACTTCATCTCGATGTACGACGTCAACGACCAGTTGCGGCCGGACGCATCCTTGAAGCCTGTGATACCGCGCTTGGTGAGGATGTCCAGGGCTTGCTGGGCAGCATCCAGGCGTGTCCCCTCAGGATTCAACGCGCCGGCGAGCTTCCCCGTCGACGGCCCGACACGCGGAACCTCACGATTCCGCACCTGAATCTGCCCGGTGACCTCCACCATCGCCTGCTCGGCAGCCTTCGGGATCGCAGCAGTGAACTCGGCGAGTGTCTTCCACGCCGCAACCTTCGCGGCCTTAGCCCTCGCTGCCGCCTTCTTCGCCTCCACCGAGTCCGGCGCGGGGATGGGGGCGACCTTCGGGACATCCTTCACGTCCTCGTCAGCCGCCTCCACCGCCCGACCATTCGCCTCATCCAACGCTTCACCGAGCATCGCGGGCATTGCTGCCTGCAACTGAGCCGCGATCGATTGTGCCTGCGCCCGAAACTTGAGCAGTTCGGCCGGCTGATTCGCCGCCCACTCAGGCGTATCAATCCCCCGAGTGATCGCATCAACCATCAACGCGAGTAACGCAAGCTCGGCGTCGGTGTACATCGCGATCAGCTCATCAGGGATTCCAGCAGCCTCAGACGGATCCAACGCCACAACTACTCCTCAGGGTTGGTGTCCGTCTCGACGGGTGGTTCAGGTGGGATCGGCGGTCGATCACCACCACCAAAATCAGGCTCAGGAACCGACATACCGGAATCCTTACGGATCTCGTCCACCTCCTCGTCGATCCAGTCCGCGTCCTTGTCCTGGTTGACGTATGCGACCTTCGAGCGAGTCGACATGGCACCCGCAATGGACAGCGCTTGCACGGTCATTGCGCGTTCGAGGTCGGAGTCGCGTGCGAATGGCGGCCATTCGATTTCGACATCCTCAGTCGGCTTTGTGCCGGAGAACAGGTGCGCGTCGACATGCAGCAGTGTCGTCGCCAACGGGCCGAGCGAGGCACCCCAGTGGCGGGCCTTACCGAGCGTCGTTGTGACTGTGAGCTTCTGCTTACCGGTAGCCTCTGTCGCGGTCTGTGCGACCTCGTCAGCCATCCCAAACGAGAGCGGCGAGTATCCGACGCGGCGCAAGATTTCGCGGATAATGTTCTCCGCACCCTGCGAATGCTCAGCCACCCGAATCAACGGCTGATGGAACTGGAACATCGCTTCGAGGTTGCCGTCCGACCCGATGCCGTTGCCGACGCGGGTGAACACTTCCTGATCCTCGGGAAGCATCTGCCCTTGCCCTGCACCGAGATTGGTGAGCAGGCTGTCGGAGGCGAACATGCGGGCCTTGCCGATACGGAAGTCCCGCATCTCCGACGACTTCACCTCATCCAACGCATGGAATAGCGGAATCACGTCCGAGCTGAGGTCCGAACGACCGAGGTACTTGAGCTTCGGGTCATGCCGCCACTCAGGGTTCGGCAACACATTCGGCACGTAGCCGGCCGTCAAGCGGTCGGTGCCGGTCTCGATGTAGTCGTCGGCGGTGACCGTGATGCCTTCGGTAGCCGGATGGTCCGGCAATGCCATCAGCTTGCCCAGATCCCGTGACGTGCCTTGGAACAGTTGATGCACGATCTTGCCGGGCTCGTGCCGTTCCAAGTGTCGCCACACAACGCGGTCATCGGAGCCGTCGAGCTCGGACCAGAACGTGACCGCAACCAAGCGGCCCCAACGGTATTCGGGGATCGCCCTGTCAGCGTCCACAAAATCAATCCAAGGATGGTCGGCTAGCTCTTGATCCCAGACGATGCGCTGAAAGTTGCCACCCAACGCCGAGCACGATTCAGCAGCTGCGAACAGGTCAGAGTGGAAGGTGGGGGTGTTGAAGATTGCGTCAATCGTGTCCTGCAACGCCTTGTCGGCTTCGGTCGCCACCATCGTGAGTGGTTCCGACATCAACGCGGACGCGGACAGTTTCGTGATGTCACCAGCAATAGGGACGTGAATCCGTTTGATCGGCTGCGCAGTCGCAGAGGCTTGGCGGCCGTGGAATGCGTTGTAGGCGTCCTTACCTCGCTGCCCCAACGTGCGCCGGCCATTCGCAGCATTGTTGTTGGCGTAGAAGTCAGTCAGCCCATCCAACGAGCCAGCCCACCACACCTGCGCCTCAGCGGTCTTCTCGGTGACCTTCGCCAACTCAGGCGGCGGCCACACCATTCCAGCAACGATCGTCATGCGGCCTCAATTCCATGCAGGGTCGGCATCGCGGGCTGCCACATCGGACGAGAAGTTTGCACCGCATATCGGAGGGCATCACAGAAGTGGTCGTTCAACTTCACTGGCTTGTCCTCCCCCTTCTTCGCCGCCTTCGAGTCCCATACGTAACTGGGGATCTCGCCGAGCAGGTTGGTGCACGACGAATGGATCATCAGTTGGTTGGTGGAGAGCAGAGCGCCGACAGTGGCGATACCAGCGAGCACGTTGTTGGCGGCGTTGGCGACGTTCGACATTCCATCGCGGTTGAGCTGAAACTTGAAGCCGGCGGCGGCCGGGTCGACGAACAGGTATTGCGGCTGTTCTTGCTCGGTGAGGAATTGGCGTAGCTCTCGTGATCGATCAGCGGCGGTCCCTTTACTGGGCGCCCATTCACGGATGACGTACAGGACGTTGTCGACGCCGAGGCCCAACAGGATGCCGGCGGTGGCGTTCGTATCGCCGTAGTCGACACCGATGCACAACACCGACTGCATCGCGGGAAGTGCATCGACCACATGCCTTGCGGTGTCGAAGCTCTCGTAGATCACGCCATCAGCCATCGTCCACAGTCCTTTGATGAAGCGTTCATGCCACATGCCGGTGTATTGGCGGGACAAGTTTTCGATGTAGCCGTCAGGTAGGTGGGCGCGGTTGTCTTCCAGGTCGAAGTGGAAGATGTTGTGGCCCATCTCGTCGGCGCGGTCGATGTAGTTGACCTTCAACGGATGCTTGGGGCCGTCTGGGTTGGTTGTTGCGCCCATCCATGCGCCTTCGACGGAGTGCCGTGAGACGAGCATGTTGACGAACTCCTCAGCCATCAGACTGATTTCGTCGACGTAGGACCGTTTGATGGTCATGCCTCGGATGACGTTTTCGGAGCGGACATCTGATGCGCCGATGATGTGGACTTCTTCGCCGAGGATGCGGGCTGTTGGTGCGCCGCGGTTGTAGATGACGTCAGCGGCGAAGGATCCGAAGAGGTTTCGGTCTTGCATTGGGGAGATGATGTTGCGGTAGATGGTGTCGCGTGTGCGGCCGATCAGCACGTTTTCGCCGGTGTCTGGTGCGTCAGCGAGCTTCATTTCAAACTTGACGAGTGAGCCGATGGTCTTGCCTGATCGGACTGCGCCGTGCCACAGGTTGATCTGGGACTGTGATGCGTCGGCGTTGGCGAGGGCGACGGAGCGGGCTTGCTTGCGGCTGATGGACAGCTCATCGAGAATGCTCACTCGCCACCGTCTTCCGCTTCCACCGCCTTCAAGAGCGCTTCCTGCATTTGCACGAGCATGGACTTGGAGTGGTCGGCGTTGTTGCCGGCGTTCATGTCGTGAAGTTTGTTGGCTGAGTTGATTGCGGTGGAGGCGGTTTGGATGATCGCCTTCTGATCGCCGAATGTGGGCTGGTCGAGTTCGTGTTCGGAGTATTCGTTGAATTGTCCGCCGAAGCTGAACACGATCGTGGGCTTCCACATTTGGTCGATGACTTTGTCGGCTTCGGTGAGCAACCGTGTTTCGAGGAGGACGCGTCGGGCTTTGTTGTCGACGTGAACAGCCTCAGCAGCCTTCGCCGTCTTCTCTCGACTGAACGACAGCCCGAGCTTCTCAGCCCACCTTGACACCGTTTCTTTCGAACGGCCCATGTCCCCAGCGATGAAGTGCAGCGACTTCCCCGCGGCGTGAAGTTCGGTTAGCCGTGTGCTCTCTTCATCGGTCCACGCTGCCACTCAGCACTCTCGCGCACGCGGTGACCGTGCCGAACGTTCGGTTGCGGCCATTGGTTCACCTCGTTGTGCGTGTGTTGTGGATGTGTTGGAGGATGCTGTTGCGCTGTTCGAGGAGGAGGTCGACTTGGTTGGGGTTGCCTGCGCGTCGTGCTTGTTCGAGGTCCCATTCGTTTTGTTCGAGTTGGTCTTCGAGGGATGCCATCAGAGGATCCACATGCGGATGAGTGCCCAGATGATGCGGCAGGTTTCGATCATCGAGGCCTCCTGTGAACTATCAACTCAGAGTTGAATGTTGGAGCGGTAGCCAGGGGTCGAACCTGGCCGCGTTGTCGGCAGAGCACGTGGTGGCCGATTCCGCGTAGGGCATCCATCTCAGCCCAGACCGCAAGTTGAACCCCAGGCGCGCAGCCCTATCCGAGTGGAAAGTGAGGGCTGCGACTGCACTGGGGGTTGCTGCACCGTCCTCAAAAGGAGCGCCGTCGTCTGAGGACCGGCGCGGTGTGCAGCAAGTAGGTGCTGACGAGATTGACCCGGTGGGTCGCGTTGTTAGGCCCTGCACCTGAGTGCTGCTGTAGCGCGAACCTCGTCAGTTGTCGAGATGGATGGAATCGAACCACCGGTGCCCGTGGGCGACTGGGTTACAACCAGACTGCGCGCCATGCGCTCATCCCGTAGATGCGAAACGCGACACCCGAGTGATTGTCAGGTGTCGCGTACGCGCATAGCGTATCAGATGATTGTCATCTCTTATCAATGATTGCAGATTGATAGGTTCAGGCAATCGTTACGCGGTTTTCTTCTCCTTCTTGGGTTTCCAGGTGATGACGGTTTCGTGTGCGTCGAGGACATCACCGACTCGGTAGATGAGTGTTCGTCCGACTCGTTGCACTGGTTCGATGTGTCCGTTGAGGTGGAGTGTGTTGATTCGAACGCGGGTGAGTCCTTCGACTCCGATTTCTTTTGCGAGGGTTGCGCATCCGTTTGCGTTGAGTAGGCGGTTGCGTGCTTGGGCTACGTCAACTGCGTGGATGACGGGTTTCGCGGGTCGGGTGTTGGTGGCTCTGCGTGCGTGTCGGGTTTCGGTGGTGATGGCGTGGTGTGCGCTTTGGCTGCCTTCTGTTGCGGCCAATAGGAGGATGTTGCGTTGGAGCCATTCGGCGTAGCCGACGACCGTATTTTCTGTGATTTGCATGTTGCGTGCATCGGCGAGCCAGTACACCCATGCTTCGAGGCAGATGAGGAGTCGGTCTTGTGCGTCGACGGCAGTGACGTTGTAGGGCAGGGGTTGGACGTTTTCGCCCGTGCTGACTTTGGGGTTCCAGTTGGCGACTCGGAGTGTGGAGCAGGATGCGGCTACGAGGTCTGCGACGATGTCGGGGACTTCGTTGAGTGCGTCGACAATCTCGACCTGCTGCTGCTTTGGGATGAACCAATGGTTAGTCATCGGACACCTTCATTTCCTTGCCGCCCATGAAAACTCGCACTGACTGGCCGTGCTCTGACACTGAGACCGTCACCGCGTTCTTACCTTTGCGTTTGCCCTTGGGTGCGACTGTCACGATGTGCATGCCTCGGATGGCGGTCTTCCGTTCCACTTCGAGCGGTCCCCATTTGAACCCGAACATGGTGCTGTCAACATTGCTCATGGTGTGGCCTTTCAGAATGGGGGTTCGTCGGTGGTGGTGGGTGGTGTTGCGCCCCAGGGGTCGTTTTGCGTGGGCTTTGCGGTGATGGTTCCGAAGCCACTGTTGCCTTTGCGGTCGGCCTTGTTGGGCTTTGCGGTTGCGTATTTGAGGCTGGGCCCGATTTCGTCGACTTCGAGTTCCACAACGGTGCGCTTCTCCCCTTCGCGGGTTTCGTAGGAGCGCTGCTTGAGCCGTCCGGTGACGATCACCCGAGACCCACGCGTCAACGACTCGGCGACGTTCTCGGCCGCCTCACGCCAGATGTTGCAGCGCATGAACAGGGCGTCACCATCCACCCACTCGTTCTTGTTCTTGTCGAACGTGCGCGGGGTACTGGCGACGGTGAAGTTTGCGACCGCGGCGCCGGCCGGAGTAAATCTGAGCTCCGGATCTGCCGTCAGGTTGCCGATGATGGTCAGGCTGGTGTCGCCGCTCATGTGGTTTCGCTTTCGATGATGGGGAGGATGGCTTTCAAGGCCCAGGCTGCGAATGCGTCGACAACGGCGGTCTGGGTTTCTTTCGTTTGGGTGGCGAATTGCGCTGCGCTGGACGGTTTGCGCAAGATCTCTTTGCGCGCTGCTGCCTGCAATGCCGTCGTGAGTTCCTCACCCAGTTCGTCTCGTTGCGCGTTCACAACTCCCCCTCAGAAGGCTTGGGTGTGGCGCGAGTGAAGTTGGGCAGGCCGGTAACCTGCCGATCGCAAGAGAACATCCCCGCCCACTGCACGTAGTCGTGGCGCCATCGGTATGTCGAGAACTTGATTGGCATATCGCAGTGCTTGCATGTCTCGCTCATCGCTGTTCCACTTCGATTGCGTTGCTGATGCGTACGGCATGGGCTCGCCGGATTTCGCGGTAGGTCATTGATGCGTTGGCTTCGCGGTCGAGTTGCGCGGCAAGTTGATTCACGCGCAAGATTGTCGCTTCCAACTCCGCCACCCGCGCTGTCTGACCCTGGGTGTGCTGCTCCACCGCCAACTTGAGTGCGTCCGACTCGCGGAGGTCGGCCAGCGCGGCAACGTATCCCGCGTTGTAGTCGTCCTCTTCGTAGTTTGGGATCGGCGCGTCGGTGATGAGTTCAGTCAGGTGTGCTGCGAGGAGGTCGGTCAACCCTCGGTCAGGCGCGGTCACCGGGACACCCCTGACTTCCTTTGGCTGGCACGAAATTCGGCGAGACACCCAGGGCACCAAAAGATGTCTCCGTACGCATGTCCTGGACCCTCATGCTTGGGGGCTGGCACAGGCTTTGCGGGCACGGTGGCAATCATCGGGAGATCAGGCGCGATCACGACGACACCTCGTTATACGTCTGCTCGAAAATGTCTGGCTTGCAAGGGTAGAACTCACCCTGAACGCCCCGAATGATCCAATCGCCTGGACGGGCTGTCATATCGCCTTCGAGAGTCTGAATCACAAGACGGCTGCCGTCCATGTGGCACGCCGGGCCACCGTCTGTGCCGTCTCCGTCCTCGTCGTATCCGAGAGCTGTGAGCCAGTTGTTGACGCTCGGCCATGTTCCGTCGAATTGAACTGCGTCGATGACGACGGGCTTCTTACTGAACTTGCGCGGCGCTTCGGCGCTCATTGAGCGAGGCTGAACGTCGCCGTCGTGCCATCGTGAGTCGTGCGCTGCGCTTCCACAGTTCTTGCAGGTCTTCGGTTCAGCGCTCATGGTTTTGTCTCCAATGCTTCGATACTCGGGCAGGGGTAGGGCTTGCGGCATTCCGTGCAGTACCGCTGGAACATGTAGTGCGGATGCGGCGTGTGCAGTGCTTGGACTCGCTCGACAGCCGCAACCAGAGCTGGCACTGCAGACCGGGCATCAGCAATGAACTCGGCATCCTCCCGCTGGTGACACTCGGCGGGAACGTTCCGCCCGAATGATTCGTCAGGCGCGAACACTTCATCCGGCAACATCGCGCCCATCGGGGAAGGTCGAGCAACCCACGGCCCGGGCGTTGCGGCCTGCTCCAGCGCTTTCGTGTGCTCAAGATTCTTCACGCCGCCACCTCGTTTCGTTCAGTCGCAATGGATACGGGACCTTCGAGCGAGTTTCCGCAGTCACGGCAGATCAGTCGGCGGTATCCAGGGACCGTGTAAACCTGATCGCCATAGACTCCACGCAACCGCTGATGCGGGCAGTGACGCCACTTCCGGGATTCACGCCACCAGTTCACGATTCGCTTCATATGACCCAGACCTTTCCGCAGGAGCAGTCGACGAAGAAGTAGCCAGCCGAACCTGGAATTGCCTTCCAGGTAGGCGAATGCCCGCGCTTCTCGTGCCACCAGATCAGCAACTCGCTCACGCGTCCCCCTCCGCAGCCGCAACGTCCGCGTGCGTCTTGCTGTGCGCGTGCGCGGATGCCTCCGCCGAGCCGTCCTGGATCCCCCAGGCGTCTCGCCACCCGCAGGTGCAGGTGGCTATGGTGCCACGCTGGCCTCGCACCGGGCCGTCTGTGCACGTCGTCTTGTGTGCGGGTGCATGCGCAGGCGCGGGTGCGGGCGTTTCCTGGTGGTCTTCGCAGTCCTGGCAGTCGTTCTCACAGTCCGGGTAGTCCACGTGCTTGCACTCGACACAACGACCGCACGGCGGGTTGATGTGGCATGAGCAGTCATGGCACCGCTCCCGCCGCTTCGTTTCGGTGGGGGCAGGGGCAACCGGCGAGGAGGTGCATCCACACTCGTCGTGCACATCGGGAAGTGGTGCGCCACTCGCACAAGCGTCGAGTTCTTTCTCGGTGGCATCACCGAGGTTTCGGCCACAGCGGTTGCAGGCGCGCTGCACGGTGATCCTGGTCCTGCCTGTCTCGGGATTGTGGTGCGGTGGAGTGCGCGGTCGTGGTTCCTCGGTCGGCAAGTCCGAGGCCAGGTCGCAACCGTCACCGCCGTGTGCGTAGTCCGGACACTGCGTGCACGTCCGCTCTTCACCCTCTGCGACCGGCGTGACTGTGACCTCGTAGCCCGACGCTCTCCATGCATCTGCGAAGCGGTCGATCCGCGCCTTGTCGTCACTCGTCTCAGACGGACCTGTGGCGCGGTAGGTGGTGCTGACTGTCCAGCACTCCGCTTTCGTCTCCTCCTCGGCGGGTATAGCAGGGGTGCAATCGCCCTCGCCTCTTGCGCAGGCGTCACGGCTCCATCCGCAGAAGCTGCAGAAGCCTTCCGCCTGTGTCACTTCCTCGGCGGGTTCGGTTGCCGGGAACAGGGCGGCAAGTAGTCGTTGCGCCGACATCGGATGTCCATGATCCAGGACATTCTTCAGATCCAGCATCTGCCCTGAGGTGAGGACACGGCCACCCTCGGGAATGAGACGGCCAGCAGTGGTGAGGAATTCGAGGACGGCCGTTGCTCCGGCGCGGAGCTGCGCAACCGTGGCTTCGTTCAGTTCGGCGAGAGTCATGCCTTCCTCGGCCTGCGCCAACACTGCAGTGAGCTGGGTGGTGAGGTCGGCCTTGGCTTGTGCTGCGTAAAACTGGTCTTCGCATGGGCACCACTGGCCCGGATGCGAGCAGGGCGGGATCAGCGGGACGGGCTCGGCACGCTTCGCCAGTTCGCGGTCGATGTACCAGCGCGCCTTCTCCAAGTCCTCGATCGCTGAGCCTTTGAGGTCGGCCCGCCAGATGTACTTGACCGCGTTGCCGAGGTTGAAGCCCATGTGCTCGGTGATCTGGATGCACTCGATGCCCGAGGGGTGTTCGGTGTAGTGCGCCGGGTGGTTCACAGCGTCGGTCATGGTGTTGGCTCGATTCGGATCTCAATGCGAGGGTTGGCGCGGTCCAGGAGGATGGTGTTGCCGCCGTCGATGACATGGTTGGTGTTGTCGTCTGGAAACACGCCGGCGCGGGTGATGGCGTCGATTGCGTGTTTGCGGAACGCGCCCAACCCGTCTGCGTCGCGGCGAATCATGTTGGGCGCGAACTGAATGATCGAGATAGTCGCCCGCTGCAACGCCGGAACCGGCGTGGCTTGCAAGGCTGCTCGGATCTGCCACTGCACATGATGCTTCGCAGCCGTCTTCTGCCTCCGTGTGGCTCGCTCGAATTCGTTCATGGTCATGACGGGGCGCCCGGGCCGGCGCAGGTCGATGATGGTCAGCACATACGTCATCGGCGCGAGTCCGTGTACGCGGTGCGCCATGCACGGCAGTCGACGCAGCGGCATCCGTAGCGGGTGTATCCGGTACCGTCGCCGTGAGGTGCGTCGGGATGGTAGGCGCGCCCATCCTTAGTGAAGCGTTCGAGGTGACGCCGCGCCCTACCGATTGCGCATGTCACTTTGTGTGTGACTGGCAGGGTTGCGAGTTCTGCGAGTCGCGTCAGGTGGATGGGCTTGTCGCGGCATACCGCGCATATGTTGCCGGGTCCGCCGTCGATGGTGTGGCCGTTTCCGCGAGTGTAGATGGATCGCATCTGTCCGCAGTCGGTGCAGGGTTGGGGTGCGTATTGGTTTGCGCGGGACGGCCGTTCGTAGCTGCCGGTGCTGACGCGCCGGTTCGATACTTTGGGGACGGGTCGGCGGGCGGGTTTGTTGGCTTTGCGGTCTTCGGCCATGATTTCGCGGACGCTGGGTGAGAGTTCGATGGGCGGCAGGATTTTGGGGCGGAGGATGAGGTCGTCGGCGCGGAGGGCTCGGCGGCAGGGACCGCATTGACCGCACAAGCCGGTGGTGCAGCTGCGGGTGGATAGGCTGGTTGCGATCATTTTCCTGTGGCTTCCTGGTAGGCGCGGTCCTATGCGTCGTTGTCTTCCCAGCGATCGAGGGTGACGGGATCGCGGAGGTCGTCGTCATCGTCGAAACGGCTCATCAGTTGTCCCTCTCTGCGAGGAAGTTGAGCGCGGCGTCGGAAGTTTCGGAGATGAACATCGGTGTCGCAAGCGGGCAGGCTGGTTCTGTTGGCTCCCAGTACGCAAGTGCCGCAACCGACGAGTAGGTCTCCGGTGACTTCTTCGCCTTCCATTCGCCGTCTTTCTTGCGATGCCAGTTCCGGTGCGGCACTTCACGTTCGTACTTGTGTGTCTCGGAGTTGTAGGTTGAGGGTCCGTGGTGGCAGAACCAGCCGACGTGTACCAGTCCGTCTGGAACGAAAATGTAAGCGCTCACACCGCACCTGCTGCTTGGGTGAGGTGGTTGTGTGCGGCTTCCAAGATCGCTCGGAGGTCTGCGGTTTCGATGTCGCTGCCATGGCGTTCAGCGCGGTCTACTGCCATTTCGATGCTGGTCAGCTTGGCCAGTGCGGCATCACGTGCGGGGCGCAGTTCGAATAGCAGCTCGAATACTGCGCCGTAGTCGCCGTCGCCGTCTTCGTCGATCATGTGCTCGGCTCCGACTGCCGCGACAACATCTTTCGACTGCTTGACGAACATGTCACCGAGCAAACGTCCGCCGTACTTCTGGTACTCCAGTGCTGCTTCGAGTTCTGTTATCCGCTGGCCAAGGTGGTTGTGGGCTGCGTTGGCGAGGTCGGTCCAGATGGTGTGCGCAAGCTCGTCGAGTGTGTCCCATGGTGCGAGGTACTTGCGTTCTGCGTCGGTGAGGTTGGGGTTTGCGTTCTCGTACATCGCTTTTGCGAGGGCTTCGATGGTGTTTGCGTGCTCGTTTGCGCTCACATTGCACCTGCGATGTCGGGCACGTTGGCGGTCATCTTGGTCTGCATGTCATCGTTGCGGACCTTCACGAGGTGGGCGCGCTGCTTCTCAGCCATTCGTTTCGCCTCGTTGACTGCTTCGGCTTCGTCGGGCATCCAGACGTTGTAGATGTCATCGGTGAGCGCATCAACTTCGGCGACACTGTTGCGTGTGCCGATATGCGTGCTGATGAGGTCGCGGAGGGACTGGTAACCACTCATGCTGCGGCTCCGTTCAGATAGGCGGTGAGGACGTAGGCGAAGCACAGGCAGAGGCTGACATAGACGATGGCGACATAGGTTCGGCGGCGCCAAAGTTTGCGGCGGGCGAGCTGCTCACGGCGCCCAGTGCGGTCACCCATAACGCCAGCAGATTCCAACCGATCACAATGCGAGGCAAGGCTTTTCACAGTCGGCTCCCGTCGGTGTCGAGCTGGACCAAGCAGTCTTCACAAATCAGGAACGGGCCGAACACGAGATCCTTGTGTGGGTTGAGGTTGATCGAGTTGCAGGTGCTGCACACCGGGGCGTTCACAGTGGCAGTGGCTGGTGTCGTCGCAGCCTTGAAGCGTGCGATCAGCTGAAACGCGTTGACACCTGTGCGGTGCCGGCCACGCGTGCGGAGTTGAAGCAAAGTCATGGGAATTTCCTTCCGATTCGAGCCTCGCTGCAACGAGGCAACACTGACTGTAGACAAGATTTCTGTGTCACGCAAGACGCAAGACAAACCCGATAAATAGAAATCTCCCGGGCGTCTTGCGTCCTACATGACGGTTGCCGGGGCGCATCTCAACGCACCCAGCCAAACAAGCTGTTTCCCGCACATCCACCCCAAACCCGCATCGACAGAGCGCAGAAACGAACACAGCCACAATTCACGCTGAACGCCACTCCGAAACAATCCGAGCAGCCTTCTCCTGCGACGACTCCTCCGAACACCGAGCCACATTCCGCCGCTGCGCAGCTTCCTCCGTCCCAACGAACTTCCGAGCTGGCCGAGACTCCTGCTCACTCCGACGAAAAAACAGCATCTGCGCGATCTCACCCTCGACCGGCCGACGCTTCACAGGTGCCGCTTCCAGCTCACCCAAGATCGACGGCGCCGCCAATCCATTGCGGATGTCGTTGCGCAAATTGCGGTCTTCGAGAGCCGCCAACGATTCCGACACTGCGTCGGACTGCCGAAGATCCCGCGCAGTGCGAGTCAAATCTCCAACCGTGATCGATCGGTCACGAGGCTCCCGGTAGAACGCGGTCACCGCATTGAGCATCGTCGCCTGGTCGATGCCATACGGTTCCAACGCTTCCGACCACGCAGCGATACGAGCCTGATCGCCCGCAGTGATGCGGTCATCGAACAAGGCTGCACGGCCGAGAGCGCCGGCGACAGCGAGGACTGTCGATTCTGATGCGTTGATGTTCACAATGCTTGCCCTTCTCGCATTTGGCGGATGAGGTCTGCGCCGGCTTGTTGGTAGCCGAGCGCTTTGATGGTGGGTTTCCCGACACCGGGCGGAGTTCCGCTGTGAGTGGTGATCGCTGAGCTTGGTGGTGCGGTCCTGTCGCGGATCACATCGGACAGCAGATGCGGCAAAACCTTCGGCCCGAGTCCAGGCTTCCCGAGCCACCGCTCCAACGTCGACACAACATCCGCTTCCGAGGTGCCTTGCTTGAGAAGCGCGGAAACCTCCAACGCCAACGTGGTCTTCGTGGCTGACGAATGCTCGGCCGGGATGACATTCCGCACGATCGTCCAAGCATCAATCGGCACCGCTGGTCCTCGCGGCAGCTCTTCCGGATCGCCCGCGATACCTAGGTGAGATGAAGAACTTACTTTAGTAAGTTCTTTCTCTTCCTCTTCCTCTACCTCTGCTTCGTTTTGCTTGAGCACCTGCTTAGCAGCTGCTTTAGCAGGTGCCTTAGCAGCTGCTTGACCTTCTGCAGGGTGGTTGAGGTTCGCGGCCCGAGCCTTTCCGCCCTTCTGACCTGCGATGATCTTTGCGTCGCGGGCCTTTTCGACCTCCGCTCGGGTCTGATTGTGCTCCGAATAATCGTGCACAATTGCTACTTTTTTTGGACGATTAATTTCAATCGCACCGCAGGATTCCACCGCAATTCTGTTGCGATTCGTTCCCATTTTTGTCCAAACCGGCAACTTGATGATGCCGTCCGTAGTGAACTCTCGGCAGTGCATGATGGCCTTCGCGATCAACCATTTCTGCCCGTCCGTGAGGTCCACGTACTTCGGGTTGCGGTCCATATCCACCGTCAGGTTGATGAATATCCGCTTGTCTTTCGGCACGGAGAGACGGTCCTTACTTGGTGTGGTGGCGTCGTTCGTAGCGGCGGCGGGTGCCCGGTCTCGCCGATACCGGGTCCGGGACTGGTCGGTGGATGGGTGCCGAGTAGGTGATCTGTAGCGCTTCCTGAATGTCGGTTTCGGTGACACGCCATTTGTTTGCGATTTTGCGGCCAGGCCACTTCCGCATACGCAGTTGTTCGCGGTAGTGCGCTTTGCTGCATTTCATGCGTTCGGCGGCTTCTTCGAGGGTGAAGAGTTGGTCGGGTGGGAGTGTTGTGGTGGTCATGCCGCGGCCTTTCTTTCGTGTGGGATGTACAGCTGGTGGCGTTGGACGAGGACGGTGTGGCATCGGCCGGCGGCGCGGGGGTGTCCGTTGTCGAGGCAGATGGTGTAGCCGTGGGCGTCTTTGTGGACGATGGCGACTTCGGTGAGGGCACTGTAGGTGCCGATGAGTGGATGCTGGACTGGTTCGCGGAGGGATGCTTCACGCTGCATTGGGGACTCCTCGCCAGGTTCGGTTCGGGTTTGCGTGGCGTTCTTTGCGTGCGGGGGCGCACCAGCCGGTGTGGGTGATGCGGCCTCGGTGGGCTGCGCGGCCGATGATGGATGAGAGGACGTTGTAGTGGTCTGTCATCCATGCGCGGGTGTCGGCGGGGACAGTGTCGCGGACGTGGTCGGCGGAGAACTCGCGACCGGACTTGATCAACTCCGACAGTGCGGTTTCGATCAACGCGGGATGGTTGTGGTGGCCGACAGTCGCAGCCGCCAACGTGGCGTCCTGCCCGTCCAACCTGAGCTGAATACCGGTAGTCATGTCCATGCTCCGATCTCAGCGGTTTCGAAACGGACGACACAGCCCCACTCGGCCAGCATTCGCACCTGTCGCTCAGCGGATTGCTGCACCCAAAAGTGCTTCCTGAAAAGCGCTGGGACAGAGAGAATCAGTCGGCCCTTGTAGCAGATATGCCGACCGCTTTTCGGCGGTCCATCTTCGGGGATGTACGCGTGGATGTACTCCTCAAGATCGTTCGGGAGCCACTCAGGGATGTCCTTGCTGTGACCGAAATCCTCGACAATCTGGTTCCACCATGCCGGGTCCTGCTGATCGAACGGCTTCCCGTCCGGTGTCGGCCAGGACTCTACGATGACGCGAAATGCCTTGTTGATCATGCAGTTTCCTTATGGTCTTGGTTTGCGATTTCGAGTAGTACGTCTGCGTGGCAGGGCTGGTCGAGTGGGCACCAGCAGGAGAGATCCTTGCCAGCAAGTTCGGCGCGGATCATGTCGACGGTCACCGGGTTGTCACGCCGTCCTATGCGGTGATAGCGGGGGTCGCGCAGGTGCACTGTCTCTCGCGTGAGCACCTCGCGATACAGCGAGACGGCCTCGCCCCGAGTGAGGTTGCGGATCGTGCAGTGGGTGATGCGTCCGTCGCCGTGGAAGAAGTTGTGATTCATGCCCGCTGCTGAGATGCGGTCCTCGAATTCCCAGGCGGCTCCGGTCATTGCGCCAGGAACGCAGGCGAGGCCGTTCGTGCCGCCGAGGGTGAACTTGTTGCCCCACTTGGTTGGTCGACCGACGTAGACGGCACCTTCGGGCATCTTCCAGCCTTTGGTGCGCTTGCGCTGGATGCGCTTCGGGTCGCTCATGCTGTGGCCTTGGGGGTTTCGAGGATGGATGGGTCGAGGTAGTACGGGCCGCCCGGATCCGGCTGCCCACAGAAGCTTTCGTGCTGAGGCCAGCCGGGGACACCGCCAGCGCACGTGCAGGTGTAGTAGCGGCTTAGGGTCATGAGCCGTCCACCACGTCTCCGCACTGTGAGCAGTGCCACCCGAAACTGCTCATTCCATTCACGTTCGGCCCGCGGTACCACCACGTCTCCGCCTTCACGAACCGACCGCACAGACACTGCATCTGTTTTGCGCGCCGATTGGGTTGCAGCGCCTGAGCCGCCTCCGACGCGGCAATCTCCTCGGGTGTTGCGATGCGCCAGACGGTCATGAAGCCACCTGCTCAGGGACACTGTCCAACGTCGGCTGCTCAGACTCGGCAGACTTCGGCGCGTCCAACGACGCAGCGAGAGCGAGAATCGTTTCCCGAACTTCCTCCTTCTGCGCGTCCGGGAGTCCGGCAGTTTGCGGCCACAACGCCCGCAACGCAGCCGACGTGGGCGCCGCAACAACCAGCTCCATCAACTTCTCGACATCCACAGCGGGCTGCAACGCCTCAGTGATCGAACGCGGACGAGAACCCTGCGGCACCGACTGCGGACGCGGAGCATCAGGCGTCGAATCCAGATCCTGCAAATCGCGAACCTTCGCCGTCGCTGGATCGCACTTGAGCACATCGAAGATCAGCCACTCCAACGTGAAACTAGGAGAAGGCACAGGCTTATCGACGCCAGGGCGCACACCCGATTGCACCGACCGAGCACCGATCACAATGGGAGCCGAGTTCATCGAAAGGCGCACCCACGCAGACACATCGAACGCCAACGACTTGTGGCCCTCGACCTTGTACTCTTTCTCGTTCGGGATCGGTCGCCCACTCTTGTCAAGTGAAGCGACCATCTTTCCGCGAGCAGTCACCACCACAATTCCGGGGAACGTCATCAGCAGATGCATCATCTGACGGTGCCGCTCATTCGCGTCATTCCACAGATTCATGGCGGGCTTGATCTCAGCGTCAGGATCGTCCTTAAGCTGCTTCTTGGCGTAATTTGATTGACGTGCACGGCTGCCAACCCAGTCCTTGAGCATGTCCCATTCGGCAGTCATCGAGTCGATGAGTAAGACGACGGGCTTCTCCCCTGCCTTGTTGGCGCGGGCCGCTTCGACACGGATAGCAGAGACCTGGCCGATGATGTCTCGCCACGTTCCATCATGCTCAACCACGAGGTAGTCAGCACCTGGAATTGCAGCGTATTCGTCTGCCGCTCCCTCGTTGAGGTCGATCCAGTACGCCTGGCCTACCTTCTCGGAGGCTGTGAGTTCGGCCAGAGCCCACGACTTACCGGTCTTCTCTGCGCCTTCTACGAGGATGAGCGGCCACGGTACGGCGCCGGTGGGCTTGCGGGTCTTGATGGCGGTCATGCTGCGCTCTTCTCTGCGAGGATTTCGGGTGCCTTGTCGGCGAGCTTGTTGGTGGCGCGCAACGACGGCGGCTTATCACCAGAACCGTTGACGCGGGTAGCGATCGTGATGCCCCGGAACGTGGCCTTCTTCGACTCCCCCAGGAACTCAAGAAGTGTGGACCCGGTTGCCTTCTTCGCTTCCGCCACACTGGCTTCCGCCGCGAACGCTTCCAAATACGGCACCGCGATCTCGGCCGGAACATCCACACCCGGATCATCACGAATCACCCGAGACGCATACCGAACTGCCAGCCGATCCGAATCCTTCGTGTGATCCGCCGCCGGCTGAATGCCCGCCTGCATCGCCGCATCGAACGCCAACACACGCTCCCGCAGCATCGCGGCCTCACGCGGGTTGTATTCGATGACAAACATTTTCGGGCGACGATTGAACAGTTCGAATGGTCCACACGCAGCGAGGTGGCAGCGTTGGGCGCCGATGACATCCATCAGCCACATGCATTGGATGATGTAGCCGAGCGGTGGGGTGTCGCCCCACTCGTGAAGGTTCTGCGCAGTCTTGATTTCGAGAATTTCCGTCAAGACCTGGATGTCGTCGACGACGATGCCGATCAGCGCATCAGGTGTGGCGATCTGCCAGTCGCGGACCTCGTGCTGCCACGTCGTCCCCGTACCATCTGTCACCGACCACTGCGGGTTGGCTTCCGTGACCCAACCACGGATCAAAGGTTCGAACTCGTGCCCGCGCCCCATCACCGCGGTCTGCGGTTGCGGCGGAACAATCCCCGTCTTCGCGTCATGCACCGAACGCGGAGTGTCATAGTCCGACAGTCCACAGATCGCAGCGACCTGGCTCGCGGAGTACTTCGCCCACCACTCCGGACTACCCGGTGCCAGGAACTCCGGCAGTTGGAAACCTGTCAGGCCGTTCATGCCGACACCGCCACAGGCAACGAAACAGCGAGACGGGCGTACGCGGAACTCAGCACTGCCAGCAACGTGTCACCCGAGGCGTCGATGAGGTAATTACCTGAAGCGCTGCGGTCGACGAACTCCCCTGAGAATCGGGCGTCAACATAAACGCGCACCTTGTACTTACTGAGCGCACCCGACCACATCACGTCATAGAACGTGCCCGGGAACTCGGTGAGCACTCCGGTGATACGTGCGGACAACTCATCCGATGTAAGCTGTACAGGCATTCGCTTTTCCTTCCGATTGGTGATTGCTTCGCCCGTCCTCCTGCAAGAGGGCGGGCATTTTTCTGCGCTCATGCCGACACCTTTAGTCGTCCGTCACGCGTGACGAGGGACGGTTCCGGCGTGAAGAGAGGCTTCATGGGAGTGCGCAACGCCTTCGCAATCAGATTGGCGCGCTTTGATGGGCAATGGCGCCGAAGCCCGGTTCGGTAGTGCCCAATCGTGGATCGTGAGCACTTCACTCGATCCGCCAAATCGCGCACCGTCATCTCGTTGTAGGTCATGTACTCCACCAGTAGTTCGGCGTTCACAATCACGTCGAATCTCCATTCGGTTTGCTTGTTTTTCACTGGGGTATTCCTTCCTCGTTCACTGTAGACGCTCCGTCTTGTGTCCTACAAGACGTTAGACGTTGTAGACAGGTTTGTCTACACAGATCGCAAAAGTTTCTGCACCAGACCTCGAGAAACCCGAATTACAGTGGGGGAATTTGTAGACAACACGTCTACACTTCGACTATTCGAACAGCCGATCCGTGAGGAAACGTCCGTACCTATGAACACCGAACCCGCCACAGACGAACTGTGGGACGCGGCGCTCGTCAAAGCAGGATTCGTAGACAAACGAGACGGCGAATCCCCCTCACACCGCGCACTCGCCGAAGCAATCGGCACCGGCACATCCACCATCACCAACATCCGCGCCGGCAACGCCAACCCGAAACCCGCCACAGTCGCCAAGATCGCGAAAGCACTCAACATTGACGTCCGTGAACTGTCCCGCTGGATTGGCCAGGCCCGCGCTGTCGTGAAGCCATACACGCCGCCATCCGAAGCCGACCTGCTCGACCAACGGGAACGCGATGCACTCGATGAGATCATCCGCGTCATGGCCGCCAGCAAGAAGCGGCCAGACAAGCCGTCAGGATTGACTTCGCCGGATCAACCGGCAGTGGTTGACGACAAGCAATCTGACTTTGATTTGGTTTCGTACCGGAAGGGCGAGACCGAGGAGCGTCGTCGGCGTCGACTGGTGGGCGATTTCGAGGATCATCCGCAGGACGATGGTCCCGAGTTCGGCGCGTAATTCGAACAAACGTTCGACTTTGTGAGTGCTTTACCTCACACTGACGGGCATGACACATCAGCCATGGCACTACCTCCGGGACTACTACCCAGACGTTGAAGTCGAGTTCACCGACAGCTGCGGACACGCCGGATGCATGGGTCTAACCCACGGAAACACCATCGAAATCGACCGCACCTGCACACAACGAGAACGCCGCGGAACCCTCACCCACGAGACCTACCACTACAAACGCGGCCCCGTCTCCCCAGACCCATACCTGGCAGCGAAAGAAGAGCGCACAGTACAGCTCCTCACCGCCCAAACACTGATCACCATCGACAAGCTGATCGACGCACTCATCTGGAACCGCTTCCGAGTCGACGACGGCACCGCCACCGATCTATGGATCGACCACGACATACTTTTAACCCGCGTTCAACGCCTCACTGACGCTGAACGCGCATACATTGACACCGAACTACGGCGACGATCGCCGTGGACCAACTGAAAGGCACCACATGACGCGCACCATCCTTGGCGCAGCAATCACCGCACTCGCGTTCGGGCTCGTAGCCTGCGGCAGCAGTGACAGCGATACTGTCGCGACCGAAGAAAACACGAGCACTCATGCAGTGGCAGCCACAACCACGGCCACAAAATCAGCATCCGAGCGCCCAGAACTCACGGACGCGCAAACCGACAAAGTGTTTCTCCAAGTGCTTGAGTCCTACGACATCAACTACGGCGCAAGCGAAGCAGGCGGAGACGCCGCTGCCATCAAGGTAGGAAAGTCGATCTGCGACGGACTAGGCCGAGGACTTTCCCAGACAGACATACTTCCAAACCTGATGGACAAAGGGCCCGAATACAACTTGGCGGACGCAACAAACTTCATCAACACCAGCATCGCCGCCTACTGCCCAGATGAGGCTTAAAGTCCGGTCAATGCTGCGGTGAGTGCTGCGGATGCGGCTTGCGCTGAGCGTCGATCAAGATGCCCGTAGATCCCGATCGTTGTGGTGATGGATTCGTGGCCGAGATGCTGCTGAATAACAGGCAGTGGCACGCCGGCCGCGATCATCCACGACGCACACGAATGGCGCAGATCATGCGGGCGGGGTTTCTTCCCCAGCTCTGCTTTGAGCTCAGCGATCATCGGCTTCCATGCTTTGTTGTGAAAAAGTTGTGCGGTGACTGGTCGGCCGAGTCGGTTAATGAATACGAACTCGGCGGGCGCCCGGCCTTTCAGGTCGCCGAGTGCTGCGATCGCCTGATCTGACAGGTTGATGGTGCGGACCGACTTCCGGGATTTGGGTGGTCCGAGTTTCCGTTTCGCTTCGCCTGTGTATTTCCAGGCGCGTGTAATGCGGGCGGTGCGCTCCTCCATGTCGATGTCGCCGACTTGGAGTGCGGTCGCTTCGGAGAATCGCATTCCAGTGGTCACGAGAAACACGGTCAGTGGTTGCCATTGCTCTGTCACTGCATCCCGCACCCGAGCGAACTCGGCAGGCGTGAGGAACACTGCCTCTTCTTCCTTGTGGCGGCGCGGTAGGCGTCGACCCTCACACGGGTTGGCAGTGATGTGGTTTGCGCGTACAGCGCCATTCAGAGCGCCGGACAGGAAGCCGTGCTTGTTGGCGATCGTCTTCGCAGAACCAGTCTGCGCTTTTACCCATCTCGCGATTGCCTGCTCGTTGACGGAGGTCAACGGAAGTGGCCCAAGGTCGGGTCCGATGTCGCGGGCCAGGTACGCCCGATACCGATTCTTTGTGGCTTCTTCAACGCCGGTCAGATGGTCGATGTATTCGGTGCACCATTCTGCGACAGTGAGCGACGGTGTATCGGCAAGTTCCGGTTCGAGGCCGAAGGTGAGATCCTTCGCTTTGTCTGGGCCCACCTGTTCAACGAGGCGTTTGAACTTGTTTGCATCCTTCGGGTCGTCGAAGCTGTCCGAAGTTTGTTTGCCGCTGTGTCGGTAGAGGACTTGGTAATACTCGTTGCCGTCTTTTGTGGTGCGCACTCGTATGGATGCCAT